CGGCATATGTGCTACCACCGATAGGGTCATACCCAGATTCACTATAATATAAACAACAATTTCCTGTTCTTCCTTCAGTTCCTGCACCACATATTTGTTTTGCTTTAATTGATAGCGAAGTAGTTGAATTAACTTCCTCTTGCAATTGCTCAAATGGTGCAATCTCTTGATATCTACTACTCAACTGGTCAAAAGAATCTGGAACAGCATTAATTGCCATGTATGATATTCCGTCTACAGTTTCTATCCCACCATCAATTCTTGTAGGTTTATTTCTTGTAAGGATAGAACCCATCTTGTCTATTCTATTTTGAATACCAGGCATACCAACAACCATGAATAAAATTCCATCACTAACAAACAACCATTGTCCATTCGCAGTTCCATCAGAGTAATAGCAATGAGGTGCTAGACCAGTTTTCCAATACTTTGTTTCGTTTGCTCCAAACTGCACAACTGTTTTTATATCTTTGTCGAGAATTTTTTGTGCGAACATACTATTATCATTAGCATCGTTGTTGCCTTCTGGAGAGTTATTTATAATGTCTGAATTTGACCTGCCAAGACAAAATGATAAATTTTTCTCTTTGAGTCCAGCACTAACAATACTTGCTTGCGGGGTTCTTCTTCCTAATGATTTAGCCATATGAATATCCTATTATGTCCAACACTGTCCAGTACCTGAAGTGCATCCCGTTATTCCAATATTTGGACTACTTGTTGAGGGATACAAATATATGAAGTCACGAATATATATGCCTCCAAAAGTTAGTCCGGCATCAATATCACCATCCCATGTAGGCCATTGGTGTGTTGGTAAATTATAATCGGCAGATATACCTCCACCACCGACTGCACCCCAACCTTGTCCCATTGTCCAACCACCAGATGCACCACCGAATGTACCAAGAGTTGCACCAATATATGCGGTAGGACCGTCATAACCAAACGCACTACCACAACAGCCAATACATGCAGAATATCCTGTAGTTCCTAACGCAGAACCAATTCCTCCTGTATTACTTAAACGATATGCAAAATAATTTCCTAATACTGGTCTTTCTCCTTGAAGTATATTACCATCAAAATCATCTGGAGGAACATAATCATTAATAGTTTTTTCAAAAAATCCCTTAGTTCCCGCAGGGTGAAGCATTGTATTTAAATCTTCATAGTAAACTGGCAATCCAGTTTCTTCATTAACTACATCAACTCCTGCTTTTATAACATAAGAAAAATCTTGATAAAAATCACTATCTTGAATTTTATAATTTCCATTTAGGAAACTACCACCAAGATGATTAAGATTTTCATAATAACCAGTAGCACCATCTGTTCCTTCCCATCCTTGGTCATCAAACTTGCCACCATTTAGACGAAATACAGTTTGTTTAGGATATTGTATGGATATATCAGTTCCTTTAGAACCAAAAAGACTTTGAAAGAAGTATCGATACGCTTCTTCAGTACTTTTTCGCATATACAAGTTTTTACGAATACCCTTTAAAAACTCTCTTACATTATCATCCGAAGGTCCAGAAGTTGCACCGATAAAATGACTAGAAAGACCAGTTGCATATGCATATGCAAAATGTTTTAAAAATTTTGTGGGAGTTTCGTCTATGTCTGATAGTTTACCAAACCCACTGTAATGATATGATGTTTTATTTAATTCATATCCACTTTTAATATATAACCAATTATAATATTCTTGAACAAAATCAACTAAAAAATTAACAGGGTCACTAGATTCTGACCTTTCTAATATCCAATAAGGAAATAAATCCGTAATGTCTACCAATCTCTCATATTCTACATCTACATTTTCACTTATAAGTTTACTACCAAAAAAAAGAGTTTGATATCTGGTAGTGGCATCAGAATTTGTAAAAATAGTAGTGAAAAACATATTATTAACTTCTTGCGACTAAGGAAAAACCCTCAAAACTTAAATTAGAAAAATACATATTTTCTTTTATATTAAATTTATCAGAACCAATACCGCCAGGTTGCACTTTCAATTTAATAGTATCACCAGGAAAACAATCTTTTGTTATATTAACTTCTCCTGTAAACGGATGCCACTTTCCAACCGTGAGAGGGATAGTTCCAGTAGAATCAACAACCTGTAAAGTTTGAAATCCTCTATTGTCAACCAAACCAGTAGTTCGTAGTTTTATGAGCGTTCCAGAATCAAGTTCCATCTCACCACGAGTGTGTACTGGTGGCATAAAATAATCAGTTGTAAGGGACCCGGCTAAGCATATATTTTTAAAGTGCTGTGTGTTTATCTTATAATTAGTAACAGGACATGGTTTTATTAATTTCAAAGAGAGTTCATCAGAAGAAACACTAAAAGAATCATCTACAGAATTTACTAGATTAGCAATAGAAGAAGTATCAAATTTTTCTAATTCAAATCTAGGTCCATATGCATCGATAATATTTTGTTTTGCATACGATAGTAAAGCACCTTCCGAATATGCTGTTGCATTGGGATTATATGTACACTGACCAGAAACAACTCCTTCAACTCTTTCTAAATTAATAAATTCTGGAACGATAGTAACACAGGTTTTATCCTTCAGAATATTCATTGCAGTTGCAGATGCATATGGGTCTGTTGTTGTATCTAAAGAAACAAAAAGTCTTCCGTATCTTGGTGGGTTCATTTCTTCTCCACCCCATACATTAAATACTGAATAGGGGTCTTCATCACCTGTTACAAATCCCGATTCTGCAAGAAGCCCTTTACAATCTTCTACAGTAACTGCTCTATCTTGTGCAGCGAACCACTTTGGTGCGAAAAATCTAATTGCTTCTAAATCTGGTTTATCTCTACCACCATCAGATAAACCATCACTTGCAGTATAACTGCTAAGTGTTGACATATCCCTAATAGTAAAATTACCACAAACATTACTAGCAGAACCACTACTCTTTAAGTATGAAATTCTTACTTGTTGGTTTGGAGCAAGTTCTTGTCCTACATTTCCATAAGAAGAATCAAACCCACCACCAAATACTACAAAGAATCCAAGTTCTGTTCTTTCCAACCAATATACTCTACTTGTTACATTTAATCCTGCTTGTGCATTACTTGCCTTTTCCCATTCTTGCCAACCAACATCACTTCCATCAATATTTTGTTCTGTATTGTATACTTCTACCCTAATCGTAGATATGTCTATATCTAAACCATGAACGAATCCTTTATTTATTGTATCGTCTACAATTAATGGAACTTCTTTTATTAAACTTTTACCTTCCACAACAGTAAATATATTTTCGCCTTGGTCATTCAAAACACCATCTTCTAATGTGTAAAAGTTATATAACAACCCAGAAGGAGAATTTCCAGTAAATCTTGTGTATCTCGGAACAAGATATCCAGAACCGTCCACTCCTTCGCTTGATTTAACAAATGCTAAACCTTTAGAAGATGTTTTTCCAGGCACCACATAACCCAATGGTTTTACAAGTGAAACTATAGATTCCTCTCGTTGTGCAGTATCTAGAAACATCTCACTAGCAGTCATGTTTGCATAATATCCATAATATAAAGTATTGTATGCAAGCATATCTAAAAGAACCTGTGCGGCAGAACCTTCATAATCATAATCTTTAATATCACTCTGCCCTTTTAAATGGTCTATAATACTAGATTTAATAGATTCAAAATCAAGACTTCCTAATTGAATGTTTACATTGCTCATTTTATCTTACCTTCTGTAATGTTACCTGTAAAGTGTCTGTTAGTTTGGACTTTCTTCCGTTAAGAATGGTATAGTTAATTGTCATGTTAATTTGATTTGCAGTTCCTGAACTTCCTTGTTTTGCAACATCCGAATCTTCATCAAACTTAACAGAATTAATAACTGCTCTGGGTTCTAATCTAGCAATTGCTATCTTTATATCCCTTTCCATAATTGCGGATTGGTGTGGAGTCCACAACTCAAATAAATAATTACGAAGACCCACACCAAAATCATCATTAAATCTTTTTTCACCCGGAGCAGTAAGAACTATATTCATAATAGATTGTCTAATTGCATTCCTATCACCGACCACAGAGATGTCATCGTTGAACGAATTCTTATTTAAATCTATATCAAAATCTATGAATTGAAAATCTGATATTGGCATGGCATTCCTTTTTTATATGTATAATAATCAATTCCAAAAATAGTTCCAAATTTCTCCAAAGAAACCTAAAGATTCACTCGTTTCTGGGTCTATTGGACTGCTATCTCTGATTAGGTGACAAAGCATCTTGTGATGTCCACCTCTAATCATGTTATGTTGAATTTCTGCAACCAACCATCTACCAGACATTCTCCTTTCTTTATCTGAACCAACATTTTTATTTGTTATATTGATTATTTCTCCAGGTCGCAAACTCAAATCTCCACTCAACATAATTGAAGCCTGTTGAGAATTTATCAGAGCCATTTGAGCATCTCTCCATAAAGGAGTTTCACTAGGAGTATCCCAATATGTTGAACTGGTTCTTGTGTATTCGATATATTTTTTAAAGTCTTCACCTACGCAGGGACAATTACAACTGCTAGGGTGGTTTTGGTCTTTCCACAAACATCCCATCCAAGATTCACCAAGATTGCTTTCAATTAAATCACATTCTTTTATGGATTCTATAGATTCTCTTATTTGGTCTTTTGTTGGTTCGGTAACAGCATCCTCACCCCAAATCCAATTCCAAACAGTTTCTACAAGTTGTCCCCCAATTCCAGTATACCAAGGAAAATCAATTTTATTTTCTGGTTTAAAGGGATTTAATTCAGGACATGGGCAGTTACAAAGTGGGTCATCATCATCGCATTCTGAATTGTCTACTGGACCATCTGGATTAGCACAAGGATAGTTATCATCAAATGCACCAACAGAATGTCCCAACTTGACACTAGGCCATTCGGTATTAGCAAAGTGAGTGAGTTTTACTAGAAAGTCATGTTCTGCCATATATTTCTCCTAATCTATTTATACGATTTATAGACATACTATACCATTTCTTGTTTTTAAACAGTTACATTCACATCCTGCATCAGTGCATTCTTGTGGGCAAGTTTGCTGTGGTGTTCCTCCATCGGGTGTTCCTCCGAACATATTCGGGTCGGGCTGACCCGAAGGTGTATCACCGCAGTCGGCCGAGTTACAAGATGTATTGGGGGAGTGCTGGTACCAACCAAAGTCGTTGTAGGATTCGCACGCGTCACTATGTACGGCCGAACATTCATTAGGAGTTAGTCCTTCCCAACAACCCATGAAAGTCCAGCAATCCGGCGGACCCCAATCACCACAATCATCACACCATACACAACAAGCGCCCGGCGGGTCTTTTAAACACCCACAATCGTCTTCCCACGCATCATTCCCACACCCACATTGCTCTCCCTCATATATACACCATGTCGCATCACTCCAAGCAAAACACCCTCCACATTCCTGAATGCACGACCCAACCCATGACCATCCACTACTTGGACCAGAACAATCCCCACACAACGGTCCACAACAATCGATACCGCACCCAACCTCCGCATCCGAACATCGTGTGCAACCTCCAAACCAAGCATAACATCCATCGCCATATCCGCACCAATCATTAGCATCTTTACATTCTTGAAATGTAACACCATCTGAACAATCCAAATTTTGGTTGCAACATGCACCTATGTGTGGACAAGCATCTGCACAGTATTCATTCGCAGTGAACTCACCGCCTTCATAACTACAAGAAGTACTATTAGAGTTCTCTATACAATCTCCGCACAATCTACCATCTGTATAGAGGCAACATGCTCCCAATGTTGTGTCATAGATATCACTACACAGACAACAACAAGAATCGAAATCACCAAATGTGTCTTCCCATGTGTAGGGGTGAAATTGTCCATCTTCATCATCGCACCAGGCCTGAACACACCACCAATCTGTTGAACCATCACAACCACAACCGTAATCGTTGCAACCTATATCCGTGAAGCAGTCACCATCGTTTGTATCGAATGTACAACATGTTCCCTTTGGAAATTGACATTGGTAGATGTGGTCTTCGTTAGAAGATGGTATACAAGCATCACCGTCAAGCCAAACATTATCCTCGTCCTTTTCGCAGACAGACTGAATATATCCATCAAAGCACACCCCATTAATACAACAACCACCTTCTGCGTCTGGGTCGCATAAAATATCATCGTTATAACAAGTAGGGTCTGGGGGTTCTCCTCCAGAACAATCATACTCATTCCACGCACCATTAAACTCTACTGTACATTGATTGTCAAATATACAATCTTCGCAACTGTTTTTACCGTGACAACAATATCCAGGTCTACACATTTGACTTTCTATATCTTCATTATCACACTGTTGTCCTGGATTGTAATATACTGTGTTTGTTCCGTTTTGTAATTGGTCACATTCATCTTCATCTGCAACATTTACACAATGTCCTATACAACTATTAGGAATCTCATCATCAAAACATTCAGAAACACAACAAGCACCAAATTCTTCACAATTTATTTCGTCTTTAGTACCACAATCATCTCCGCAAGCACAATCTTCACAATCGTGCCATAATAGAGTTCCGTCTGGACATGCTTCGTTCGCAGGGTCGCTTACCAAACACCACCATTCACTCCCCATACCACAACCACTTAAACAACGAGTATCTTCTTCTTCTATACAGCAACATGCACCGCAACAATTAATATCTTCACAATGAGTATCGGCACGAAAGTCATTTGTTCCTGGAACACCAATAGAATAACACTCATCCCCGCTGTTCACCATAACACAACAACAATAATCATCATCGCATTCGTTTGCCGCCCACGGATTTCCAATACAACATGCACCACCTGGACATCCACTTGTGTCGCAAGGGTAATCATCACAAGAAGTTTCCCACCAATGCACTCCGCCAGCCTTTTCACATTCGATATCCGTTAGGTTCTGACATTCTTCACAATTTACATCTGGTCCAGGAATACAACATGCCCACGCATCAGATGGTTGGGTGCAGTCAACATCATTATCATCACAACTAGTACCCACACCATTAAAATCTCCATCATTTGCGACACAAACTTTATCCGTAAATTCTTGACAAGTTCCATCTGGTAAACAACACGCACCAGTATCTGGGAAGTCACAAGGGTCATCATCACAAGAAGTTCCAGCACCTTTCCAATCACAATCATCGCAATCACAATCATCTTCTGAAAAGTCATCAAAGCATTGCCAAAATCCACTAAAACAACACGCACCAGTACAGGGGTTGGGTTCACATGTAGTATCTGGTCCTTGAAAAACTCCACCATTTTTAGTACATACGAAATCTTTTACTTGTTCTGAACATCCAGTAGGATAACAACACGCACCAATAATATAACAAGTATCACAGTTACGGTCATCACCATACTCAGGATTTGGGTCTGTCCACATATCGTTAACATCCGATGGTTCATATCCATTGTCTTGTGCAATTTTGCAACATTCATATTTGTATACTAAATTACCACCATCTAATCCTTTCCCTTCACTCAAACAACAATCTGGTCCTGTAAGACTGTTCTGAGAACATCCTGCTTCTAAAGAACAACATAATTTTTTTTCTTGTTCCTCACATTCAATATCTGCACATGTTAAATCACAAGAATCAATACCACTTGGATGAACTGCTACTGAACCATGCCAAATTCCAGGCAATCTATTTTCGTTGTCATCTTTATACCCAAAACATTCCCAGACAGTAACATCGTCTAGACACTCACGGTTTGGTAAACAACACGGCGCAGTTGGAAGGCATGGATTTTCAGAAGTATAATTATCTGGGTCTTTGTTATCCCAATAACTATCACTTTCTGTGCATGAATAATTTGGCATCTCACCACCAAGAAAATCGTCACACATAAATCTCCAGAAATCACTATTGCAGGCTCTTAGTTTTAATGTTTCTGCATCGAGTTGAATTTCTGGATGTAAAGTTTCTTGCTCCCACCAACTCATTGGAATCTGTGAATTGGTAGCACCCCAAACATTGGAATCATATACAACAACAACTGCACCATCACCATTAGGTTTCCATACAACCGTACACCCTTCACCGTTACAATGTCCGACTAGTCCTTCACCTTTTCCTTTTGGAAGGAGTCCACTACTCGAAGAACAATGAAACGAAAATGATTTTACTACTTCTTCATCTTGTTTTAGGAATGGTCTTTTTGACCTTTGACAACAAGAGATTGTTGGTGATGTTTCATCTTCCCCCTCAAATGCTTCAAAGTTGTTGATGAAATTTTCTTCTCTGTCTGCATCATAATATTCATCATCTCTAAATTCAAAGAATTCTTCTATTTCTTCTTCATCTTCTTGTTGAGCGCAATACAATGCAAAGTTTCTTAATAGTTCCGCTACTTCTAAACCATCAAGTTCTAATGGTGCTTCACCACTTAAATCGTCTAGACACCTATCAGTATAATATGAAGACTCTTTATTAAAGAATCCTATCTTATCTTTACATTCTGTTCCTCCCATTGGACTTCCACTGGATTCTCCCATGATAATTAATTTACCACCAGACCTAACCCATTCACGGATTTCAGACCAATCACTTTCGGGTGGTGGAACAGTAACAATGTCAGAACCACATAACGGAAATTGGTCTGTGTTTCCATTTTGAGAACCAAAGTTCTTTCCGATAGCACCAACGAATGCCAATTTATGACAACCAAGATTACCTTCCGCACCAAGAGTACAGTGCATTGTACAATCACCTTTTGGTAATAGTGGTCCTTCCCAATTGTCTATCCAATCTGTAAATGCTTGTGGTGACCATGGCAAAAGTCCCATAGGAGAATCGTATTGATAGAATGTAGATTCTGGAATAATGTATTCATGAAAAGAATATTCTTCGTCATTGATGTATTCTGTCCAACAACTATTCCACTCACATTCTTCAGGATAATGTTCCCAATCTTTTTCTCCCGGATGCCAACACAAATTTCCATAATGTAAATTGTCTGGATGCCCATCGCCTTCAGAATCCCTACCTTCCCAAAAAGAATCACCTTGATTTCGTGTGGGTTCATATGGAGCAAATTCTTCAAAGTCTGTTGCACTAGTTGTAGTTGTACCTAACGCACATATAGGACAATTCGCTCCACCACCACCATAACGATATTCGTTATCCCAATCTTTACAAGGTTTATCTCCGCAACAGCAACATGTTTTTATGGTTCTCATAATATAAGTATATTAATTAAGAAAGACACCCACACAGTCCATCGTGTGCATTTGGAACATCGAAGAAATATATGTCTTTTGGAATGGTTGGGTCTGGTTCATCTAATGGTTCTTCTTTTGGAGCAATTGTTCCTTTTACAATTTCTCCGTCTTCATTTAATTCTCCTAGCATGTAATTAGGAATTCTATACATCTGTACGATGTGACGCTTCATGTTCCAAGGTCCATCCATTATATCGTTCTCATTACTTTCTAATGCACATGGGTCGTCCAACATATCAGCACCTTCTGCAACATTAACTTCAAAATATCCACCGACTGGCATCATTTGATATGATTCTGGATAATCATTATATTCTAAATCAGCAACATTAATACCAGGACCAACATTAACATTAGTACCGTCTGTTGTGTTCATTAATTCGTTTAAGTTATAAGCAGGGTTTGTCCATTCCACATCCTCGTCTGGGTTTGCTCCTCTAAATGTTCCTGCTAGACCTTGACCTTCAGGCGGTATAACAATTTTTACTGGTGAACCTTCTGGACTAATGTCTGTACCCAAATTGTCTTCCACATGGTCACTAGGCCATATCTCAACTTCTCTCCAAGAATATTCGTAGATTCCGCCCCTGTCATCTGGTGTAACTTTTTTTGCATCTTCAATAACTGCAAGAAACACAAAAGGTTTAATAGATTGTTTATCACAACAAATAGAATGTCTGTATACATTAAACTTTTCTTTAAGATTAACTACTTGAAGGTGTGCTTTAATACTATCAGATGTTGGTTTTTTAATATCTTTTTGAATAGTTTTTATTATTTCCCCTTCAAGAGTTGTTTGGTCAAACATTGTTTGCCAAAGTTTATCATTTCTTTTTCCTTGCTTTCCTTCTAGTGCCGCAGAACCAAGAAAATCATAAGACTTTTCTCCATGATAATTATATGGAGAATCAAAATATCCATACAGTCCAGTGTTGTCATGTTTTCTTACAGACTTTCTTTCTATGTTTACTGGATTATCAATGTTTATAGAAGTGTCTATACTTTCTGGAAGAAGTTTAAATTTTTCTACCCTTCCACCGTCCGACTCAGTACCCCATTTTCCTTCTTCCCCATCTCCACCTTCATTAACTTCATGATAACCATATGTAATAATTTCTCTACCTCCCCAATCCGTTGATAGCGGATGAGTGTGTGCGGTGGTAAAATCTACATAATCAAAATACGGGTCTTCATATGATGGTTTTATTCTTTCATAATATGATGTATATGCGCCAGACTTGAACGCATTTAAATGGTCATACTCACTAAAGTTTATCATCGATTCAATTTTTCTATTACCTTTTCCTTCTTCTTCATCATCTATCATTCCAACTCTATATTCGTTTGCTCCACCACGCTCACCACCGTAAAGAACACCTTTCTCATTCGCATCTTTAATCATCTGTCTAATAGATTTAAAATGCCATCCATCTAGGTCTGCATAAAATAAATAATTTACACCACTCAAGTCTGTTGTAACGGCATTTTCAGAAAGATTATTCATGAGTTGCATAAGATTTGGTGGATGAACATCCTTACCCCAAGGATACATACTTTGATTTTTTTTCAACCATATCCAGTTATGTGTATCTTCAATTTCCATTTCCTTTTGTGCGTTAGAAAATCCTTCCACAGCATCGGGATTTAAATATTTACCTGCTAACTCATTTACTAAACCATCACTACCCGCAATTGGTCCAATAAAATCTTCATCCATATAATCTAAATTATCCCAATCTAATATGTAACTTTCACAAGACACAAATTCAAGTTCCCACCCCGCTCCAGGTCTAGCACTTGGTCCAGAAGTTGCTTCTACTGATTCGTTACCTGTTGCTCTTACATCATTCACACAGAAGGTTAATGTGTGTTTAGAATTTTCAATCTCTGGAGATTCCATTTCTATGTCTACAAATTCATTACCTGTCATATTAAAATAATCACCGACAGTATTCGGTTCTTTGAATTTTAAAGAACCAACTATACCATTACGCATTATGTTTTCATTAATTTGCATACCTGCAAACAATTCTTGCATTACACCATCTTCTTCTGGTGCAGGTATAATTTGAAGTTCATCCCCACTTCGTTGATTTCGTATAACTATTTTTGTAATATTAATGTCTGATGGTGTTTGCTTTGCCATTATTATTCACCCTTGATATCATTTTTTATGTGTATGTTACAAGTTTGGTAGTTCCTCTTGGAACATTACCCCTTAATAAAGATTCTACTTCATTAGAAACTAAACCTGCTAGATTTGCATTCAGTAATCTAATTGTTTTATTTCTGTCATTATCATATACCACTTCTTCCTCAACAGTAATTATAGAAACTTCATCTGGTAACGATGTACCTATCATATATTTATATAACAAAGTTCCAGTTAATCCACACATATTACGAAACTGAAAATAGTCGTGAGTTAGTCCGACAGTAGTATAAGGATTTAGTTCATTTATTCTATCACCACTCTCATATGAAAATCTAGAAACACCTTCTTTAATAGAAGTTTTCTTTTGTACCTTTGCAAATGTTGCACCAGCAGTTGCACACAGAGGGGCAGCATTTGAATCGGGTGCAGTAAATACAGTACATGATGTAGCACCCACATTTTGTCTAAAGCAACCAGTTTCACCAAAACCAGATGTTATAGGATTAGTCCACTGTCCCTGCTCATCTAAACCAAATGCACAAATTTCATCTCCTGAAGAAATAGTCCCCACTTTTCTTTTTACATTTATTCTATGAAAAAGTCTATCATAAGAATCTACTACTCCAAAGTGGTCTATATCAATCCCTCCAGTTTTACCTGTATCTCTCTTAACAACTATATCACCCTCAGAAATATCCAAATCCTCTAATACAAAATAACTATCTCCATTTAAAAAATTATTAAATAGTGATTTTATTTGAGATTGAGATTTAGGCCATTCTGAATTTACATCAGACATATTATTTGAAAATAATACTAACCACCAATACCTTGAACTTCCATAATAAGTTCTTGCTATATCGTCTGGTCTAGAACCTTCTGGAACTAAAACTGCTACAAAGTTTTGGGTTTCCTGAAGTGTCTTATCCGTAAATTTTACTCTACGGAAAATGTCCATCATTTCCAAATCTGGTACACCCGGAAAACTATAATTAATACTTTCCATTTTTTCAAAATACATTATTGCGACGCTCCAGTTTGTACATCTTGTTCACCCTCTCCACCTCTAGCCGCACCACCACGAAGTTGACTTCTGGATTGTAAGAACTCTCCAGTGTTGATTGCAGGTTCTAGTTCAGCGAAGTTTACTTTTAGTGCAGTAGCCGCTGGATAACCACCCTGTGTCTGGTGCAATGAACCATCTGCTGTTTGTATCGATACACTTGTGAGAGAAGAAGGTAATGGGTCGATTACCCAAGTGTTATTATTTTTGTTAATATAGTCAAAAGTTCTAATTTGCCAAATAGGAGGATGAACTACTCTAGAATAAATTTCATCATTTGAAGCCATAGGATATGCCATCCTCTGAAATGTCTTAACGATACTATCAACGATTGCTCCCTCTGTTTCATTTTTTGGAATAAGAATCCATGCATATGAATGCTTTCTTAATTCTGCTCCTTTGTATATGTTATCACTTTCGTCCATAGGTCTTTGCGCATACAAAGAAGAAGTTCCAAGAAAATCAGATGCAAGTGTTTTCAACCCAAACCAACTTCTCCATGTTTCTCTCCATCCACCCGGAGTCATATCCCATATACCACCAGTAGTTTCTGCTTGCCCCCTTGCATAATTTATTTGTGTATCATCGGTAAGATTGTTGGGTAGAGGTAAAGTTATATCAGCAAGATTTCCTTTAATTGCATTCTCTCTGAACATTTGTTTATTCTCATATACATCTGCACAGAAATTAATAGAAACTGGAATCTGCATTCCACGACTTGTTACCCCACCATAACCATTCGGTGGAAATTTTTGGGCGGCAGCGGCAAAATCTGACCTGTCAGAATCTGGTGTAAGAACATCAGAAGCAAATTTTGCTGCCAATGCTCCTCCTGCCATAACTAAAAGTGGTGCTACCATGTTATTAATTCTCCTTCTTGTATAATATATATCTAAAGAAACGATATAATTTATGGCATATAAAACAAAATATAAGACAATAAATCCATCAAAGTATATAGGAAATCCAACGAACATCATATGTCGTTCTTTGTGGGAAAGGAGAGTGTGTAAATACCTTGACTATAATAAGAATGTTATAAGGTGGGGCAGTGAAGAAGTGATAATTCCATACTACTCTCCTGTGGACAAAAAGAATCATAGGTATTTTCCAGACTTTATAGCAGAAATAAAAACCAACAGTGGTGAAGTAAAAACCTACATCATAGAGGTAAAGCCAAAAAAACAAACCATTCCACCAAAGAAAAAGAAACAAACTAGGTCATATATCAAAGAATGCTTAACATATAGTGTAAATGAAGCAAAATGGAAATCCGCTAATAAATACTGCAAACAAAAAGGCTGGAACTTTATTATTCTTACAGAAGATACGATATTACCATAATTTTATTATAAATAATAAAGAGGAAACTATAAAAATGGCAGGATTTTCATCAATAGATTATTTCAAACAAACATTTCTCAGAAATGGACTAGCAAAACCTTCTAGATATCGTATAGAATTTGGTAATGTTCCAGATGGTGGTTATTCGTCACGACAAGACCCTATATTTCCAGCAGAAACAGTAACTCTACCAACTAGAAGTTTTGTAACCAAAGAGGAACAATGGTTTGGTCCAAAAAGAACTGTTCCTGTTGGTAATTCATATAATACGGAAGTGGTTGTAACTTTTCCTGTATCATCAGACCAAAGAGAACGAGCATTTTTGGAAGGGTGGATGAGTTCGATAGTTCCTGACCATCAGGCAATGAATGGAAGTCCAGAACAGCATCAATATTCAAATTATATCGGTTCAATACACATGTCAATAAAAACATTAGACGAATTAGATAAAGTGACATCTACATATACTTTTCAGGAAGTTTATCCATCAAACATATATCCTATATCTCTTGGTGCAAATATGTTTAATGATTATACAAGATTACAGGTTTCATTTCAATTCAGACATTATGCATTTCATATGGGTGAAGTATAATATTAATTGATATAAATATAATAAAGTGAGGTAAATAATGAACAGATTGTCAAATTTATTAGTGTCAGATATTCCAAAATATGAAGTAGTTCTTCCATCTTCTGGTGATAAAAAATCATTTAGACCATTTTTGGTAAAAGAAGAAAAAATTCTTCTTCTTGCTCAACAGTCTGAAGATGATTCTTCCATGATTAGAGCAATAAAGAATATAATAGAATCCTGTGTTGATGATATAGAAGATGCAGGTTCATTACCATTATTTGATGTAGAATATATATTTCTACAAATAAGAGGAAAATCTGTGGGTGAAGGAATAGAACCTATAGTTGTGTGTCCAGTTACAGAAGAAAACATACCAGTGAAGGTATCAATACCAGATATAGAAGTAATAACAACAGAAGGACACACAAAAGAAATAGAAATAAATAAAGAAATTATATTAAAGATGAAATATCCATCATTGGACGATTTAGATAAAAGGGATGGTATTATTGATTATGAAGACCCCTCTGCTTTCTATGATTTAATTTCAGATTGTATAGTTTCCATACAAACAAAATCTGAATTAATAAATTCATCTACTATACCTAAGCAAGAAATATCAGAGTTTGTTGACAATCTTACCAATAAACAGTTTGAAAAAATATTGGATTTCTTTTTAACATCACCAAAAATAGAACATAGAGTTTTATATACCGCTTCGGATGGTATTGAAAGGGAGGTGGTGTTGTCAGGACTTTCGGATTTTTTCGGTTAGGACTCAGCCATTTGAGTCTTAAAGATTACTACCAAACAATATTCCAGATGGTACAACATCACAAATATAACATATCTGAATTAGAAAATCTTATTCCGTGGGAAAGAGATGTGTATTTGGCTCAATTAATTGAATATATAGAAGTAGAGAATGAAAGAATAAAATTAGCACACATAGAAGCAGAAAGGGCTGGTTCAAGAACAAACATAGTTGGATAAATTTAAATGAAGAACAAAAAGAAAATTAAACAAAATATTATTTCCCATTTCAATAAAAGAAAGAATGGAGATTCTGTTAATATAGTTCCGAAAGATAAAAATCCAATACCCAAAATAATAGAACCTATTAAAAAAGAAAAAAACAAACAACCAAAAAAAGAACAAAATTATATTCCAACAGAATTTAATGAAGCAATATTAAAATTAAATAAAAAAATAGAATTTATTGCCAATCGACCAAATGATTATCTCAACACAAAGACAATAGAGAAGCATTATTATACAAACACCAAAAACAACAAGACAATAGAGAAGCATCATACAAACACCAAAAACAACAAGACAATAGAGAAGCATCATACAGATACTAATAATAACAAGACAATAGAGAAGCATCATACAGATACTAATAATAACAAGACAATAGAGAAGCATCATACAGATACTAATAATAACCAAAGAATAATTAATATTCCAAAGGAAATTAAAATTCCTACTGTAATAACTCCGATATCGGCAAAAGAAAAAGGTTTAAACAAAGAAACCAAAAATATAAAAAATATACACAACAATATTAAAAAAATATTATTTCACAATTCTAGAAATGACAAAAATATTAAATCACCAACAATAACAAATAACACAAATAACACCAATAATAAAAACCCCTTTACAATAAACAAAACGAATATATCAAATAAAGAACTATCAAAGATACTAGAAAGAAATACAGATACCAATAGTACCAAAACAAATAACAAATATTATACTATAGATAAGTCAACAGTAAATAAGATATTATCTGGTAAGACACAAGTCCCTAAAACTATACATGCATACGGTTATGGTACACCTACAGACAAGCCAATCCAAAGAATATTTGGTGGGAAATTGGCTTTATTGGCTGACAAAGGTGAAGACGAAATAGTTACACCAGTGACAAAGATGAAAGAAGCCGAAAAAAGATGGAACGAATCAATAACCCGTACTGACCCAAACTCAGCGGCAGGTCGTGAACTTAGAAAGGACCCATCATATAGACGGTATCATAATGCACATATAATTAAAAATGCACCTATAATTATTGACAATAATTCTGGTGCGCCTATAATTAAGAATCAAAATCAAACATTATCATCGATTGCTACTGATTCAATAATGGAAAATACAACATTAAAACAAGAAACATCTGGACCTAAAACAGAAGAAAATGAACTTTCCGTCCACCCGAATGTTACTAATAACTATTATACAAATGGTGGCAGTGATAGTGGTGGTGGTGCTTCAAGTTTTGGTGGAGGCACCAAAGCAACAGAGTCTATGGGATTACAAACCCAATATCCAATATGGCGTAGAGGGTTTGGTTAATAAAAAAAAGGAGTCGTAAGACTCCTTTTTTAGTGAAGATTATAACGAATTATTCGTTTGCTAACTTTTCAAAGTAAGAAAGAGCATCCGTTTCTTCAGTTCCTTCTCCATCTCCAAATGCTTTTTCTGCTTTGGCAGCACCATCATTCTCAGATTCACTAATGGTTTCAGCAGTAGTAGATGTATCTTGAGTTGTCTGGCGAATGTCAGCACCAAGAACAGCATCTCGTTTTGTTTTCAATTCATCATATGATTTGAAATTCTTGGGGTCAATAAATTCTGCAAGTGCATATTGAGTCTTCCAAAGTTCTTCCAATTTGGCATCATCACCATCAAGTAATGCAGAGGTAGATTCAAATTCACTCTTATCATAGTTGATAAAGCCTGCAACCTTACGAACCTTCAACTTGAAGTTAGCACCACTCCAGAAATCGAATGGATTGATTGCATCTTCGTCTGCAAATTCTGGGTTCATTGATTCGTTGATTTTATCAAAAATCTTCTTTCCAAATTTGTAAAGAAATACCTTACCTTCGTTTTGTGGATTGGCAGGGTCACTTACAATCATAATGTTGGACACATAGTGCAATCGCCTCTTACGATTTCGTGCAATATCTTTATCCTTTTCGATTCCACTATTCCAAAGTTCACTGTTTGCTTCACATACAGGACACTTTTGACCAAGTGTAGTAGGACAATTCTCAATAAACCATCCACCCTTACCTTGAAAACCATGTGAATAATACTTTGCCCATGGCAAATCTTCACCCTCTGATGCAGGGAGGAATCTAATTACAGCAAAACCGTTACTGGATTTGTCCAACTCTGGACGCCAGAAACGGTCATCGGTGTATGATTCTTTCTTGTTTGTTTCTTCAATCTTCTTAGTCAATTCTGTAATACTTGACTGAGAACGCTTCTTAAAATCTGCAAATGACATATAAATGCTCCTTATTTTGCTATTCACGGAACTACCGTGTTCTAAACTCGGTCGGGAACTACCCAACCACAACTGATATATGTATATAATACTAAAAAACTACCAATAGTCAAACATTAAATTGGAAGTTTTGCAGTATTTTTAGAGAACATATTATATTCTCTACCTTCTTCTTCTATTTTTTCTATAATTGGCTGTGAAAGTATCTTTGATGCCACATTAGGTTCTATCTCATATTCGTCACAAGCAATTATAACTGCCTCAATATAACCGGCACCATCGTCTAAAACAATAGTTTCTATTCTTTTTAAAAATTCTGCTTGATTTTCTTCGCTAAATAACATGTAAGATTCCTTTTCATAATATACACACCTCGTAGGATATTTATTATATATATTATAATATGAAGACTATAAAAATCAAGAAAAAAACTTGATACTTTGGAGAACTTTCAAACATGGCAGATATAACAGACAATATTTTAATCACTACCGCTGGTGATACCGCATCAATGGCAACCGATTATGGAAATGCGGGTACTGGCTTTACAAACTCCCACATTCCTATATCAAAGATTGCATGGGGCGATTTAGACAATGGATATAGGACTTCTCTTACAAATCCACTCCCAATACAAATATCAGGTCAAACTGGACCGTTAGAAGTTAATATAACCAGTTCAACAGGAGGCACAGGCACTAACATTTCAATAAGAAACTATGGTACTCTTGGCGACACTGCTGGCTTAGAATATATTGCAGTTTCAGGAAATACTCTTGGAACAAAAGCAGTTGGTATATCTGGTTGGATTCAAGGTGTAACAAATGGAATTCCTGTTATCATTGCAACAACTGGACCATCGAATGGAGATTATTCAACAGGTATTCATTTAAGAGGTGCAATGGCAAGTGATGGTGCAAGTTATGGACCAACATTCGGTGGTACATTTGGTACTGCGTTAGGTATTCTTGTACAAGGAACTTCAGCAGGTGCAACAGCAACAGTTGCAGGGGAAACTTTCCCAGGATATGGATTTGGAGTTCCAATTGCAGTCACCGCAGGACGAAGACTCGGAAAAGATACAGACATGATTACCGTAACTGGTGATGTCGGAACTAGTAGAGAATGGACAACTTCTGTAGCAACAGATTCTATTGCGGTATATGGTGCAGACCAAACACAATACATTCGTGCTAATCTTTATAATGGAACTGGTGGAGCAAGTTGTGGATTCTCTGGAGATGCACTTAAAGTTGCAGTTGTAAACGGTGGAATTACATTCAGTGTAAATGTTGGGGCAACTGTAGATATTGGAGTAACTGCACAGGGTGGTGCATTAAGAATTCAAGGAACAACAGGAACATGGGGCGACCCAGTTACCATTCGTGGTGAACAAGCGGGTGCTGTTGATGTTGTTTCAACTGCTGGATTGGCAACCACAATATCTGGAACTGTTACCATAGACGATAATGAAATTCTACAAGAACTCAAAGGAACAACTGGTGAACTTATTGGTGGGTTGATAAACATCAAAAAGGGAACAGACCAAATATCTGCCATCCGTACAGATTTAAAGAGTGGTAGTGTAAGAACAACAGTTTCTTCTATAACAAAACCAGAAAATCTTCGAGCAGGAAACAAGACTGTACAAAATGATGCAACAAACATTCATAAAGGAATGGAACTATTAACTGGTGTTACTGTTAAAAACTTAATAACAAGTGATACAGATGTTTATGTTGGTTCAAGTACATTACAATCAAATCCAACTAGTGGATATTTGTTAGAGCCAGGAGAAAGTATCTACCTAGAAATTAATAACTTAAAACACATATATTGCAGGAAAGATGGAACAGGCTCCGCATCCCTACACTATATTGGAACTTGATTAAAATATGTCGTTAAGTATTCGTAGAAATTCTAGACGAAGAACTAAAAAACCGATAGAACAAAAGCAATTGGTTGGTGAGGGGTTCTTTATAGGTTTAGATTTTGTTACTAGAATATCTGATATCGTTGATAGCGTAGAATCATTTTCAGTAAATCCTAATATTCTTTTTAAGGGTGATAGTGTTTTAGTGGACTATGGTGATGCACTAAAAGGAAGAAAGAGAATTAAAGATGAAATCCAAACCTTCTTTGAAGCAACAGCAGTCAAGGGAGATACCCTTACATTAACCGATGGTGAATTTCTTGATGCAAGAACTGGAGATGAGGTAATATATAATGTGTCTGGTACTTACACATTTGAGAGTTTTAATCCTAACACATTTATAGCGTTGCTTACTAAAGTTTCTGTAAAGAATGAAAGTTCGACATACTCTAGATACGACAAAAACTTTTTTATTAATGGCTCTTTAAAATGGACCACATCATCAAGTACAAAAGAAAACAAAACAGAACAAATCAACGAGATAGTTAATCGTATTGGTAAACATTCTGTAAACTCTTTTTCTTCAGTATTTAAAACGGTCAAACCAAACGATACACTGGATATTAAAGTGGGGAGTGATATATCTTCTTATACGGTTTCTTCATACTATGTCGATTCTGAAAATATGGAACATATAGAATTGGTTGAAGATGTTCCTACAGATACCACTTTATTTGGAAGTGAAGTGTTTGTTATATTAAGAAGAAAAGAAACAGAAGAAAAAAGTAGAACCACTTCTTTGTCTGGTGGTGGAGGAGGAATGGGTAATGGATATAATCCATCTGCTTCAATACCACCAATACAAGATGCAGGTATTGAAGTTGAAGTTGAAGTTACACAACCAGGAACTGTACAATCAAAAGAAATATCAGATTTGATTAAATCGGCACAGAACACACTTGATTCTATAAAGAACAAAAGAACCACAACCCCTAAAAAATCTACTGTTGATAGTTCTGTGTCATCAAGTCTTCAGACTGCAAAAGAAAAATGGCAACAGTCTGGAAAGAATACATTCAATGTTTCTATAGAAAATGATAGTAAAGGTGTTTTGTCATATGTAATAAATGGAAAAACAAAACCCACACTAGAATTAGATGCAGGTAAAACTTATAGGTTTAATGTTTCTCATATATCAAATGGTATAAAAGGGTTTACAAACATGTCCCATGAATTTATTATTATGGGAGAAAATGGCGCACATCTTAAAGCAGGCAATATTGTTCGTTCTTCATCAAAGCCAGGAACTAGAGGAGCAGATGTTTATATTACAATACCAACGAATAGAACTACTTTAAAATATCTCTGTAGGGAAAGAACTATAGAGGGTGGTAATATAACAGTTATTAATGCTAGAAAACAGTCAAGACAAAGTTTATCTGAACCCACTTGTCCTCAAGGACAGCATTGGATGCCAGCAGTCAATGGAAAGTCTGGTTATTGTATGAAAGATTCAGATATGAACACAACAACAAGAACTACTTCTAGAACAAGTTATACTTCCCCATCTACAAGAACATCAACACCATCTAATGGTGGAATGAGTTCTAGCGGATATTAATCAAATAAAGTTTTACTAGATGTTGGGTCAGTTTCGTATAGCATTTTAGAAACTTCACTCACAGAATGCCAATCTGTTGAACCATCTTCATATTTAATTTTTATAGATTCGGTAGTTCCGTCTTCTGTGCTTTCTGCGGCGTCAACTACTTCGCCCATCTTTCCACTGCCTCGATGTACTACCGATTCTCCTAAATCATATGTTTCATTCATTGTTTGCTTTCCTTTCGTTTGATATACTATGTAGTGTTTCGGATGCAATTTCTTCCATTGCTTTATTAATTTCACTATCCATCATGATAGCACGGCCGTTCTTTGTTTTATAAACTGACTCTGTTCTTTTTATTTCGTGATTTTCTGAGGTAGCATAATCAATCCAAGTATTCCAAAACTCTCTTGCACGGTCAATATTTACGACACCTTTGATATCTTGATATTTAACTTCTTTACCAGTTTCTAAATCATATACATTAACACCCACGACATTCTTTCCATCGTGACCAGTTCGTTTCTTTGATACTACTCCGAATATCGTCAAGGTATCGTCTATTTCAAGAAGGTGTATTTTCATTTTCAAACACCATATACTGCAAAATAAGAAATAACTGAAATGCCGATTATACATTCAAGAGTAATCATGGCGATAGAAATCAACTTGACTCTGCGTTGTCTTTCTTGTTCCCGCCTCCACTCATTTGTATTTTGTTGGGGTTTCTTATACATGGTATATTGATAATTATCATTACTCATCTGATTTTACTGCCATTTCCTTTTTTAGATGTGCGGGAAGGAGCATTGCCCTTCTTTCTAAATATTTTAGAAGTTCTTGGTTTTCCAATCTTTACCCTATTCGCAACAGATGGGTCATATCCATGTTTCTTCTTTGACATTAGTTATAGTCACCAATCTTTAAAGACTCTGCTCCAGGCAAAGGTGCGCCACTAATTACACCAGACTTTTTAGGAACAACCAAACCAGAACCAAATGCTTCTTCATATTGTGCGCCCATTTCATCGATAGGTTCTATACTAAACACAACATATTCTTTTGAAATTTCAATTCCTTCTTTGAGGTTTGCATAAGGCAACCACTGACCAAATGCAAGTTGGTCTTTCCCCGCAGGAATAAGAATTGCGGGTTTATTTAAGGTTATATGTGTATCTGTTTCTTTTACTTTTGCAATTAATTCTTCACCAGATGTTAATCGTACAATTTTTACTTCACTCATTTCGACTTTCCTTTTTTCTTTGTCGTTTTCTTTTTCTTTTTCTTTTTACCGAAAGACTTTTCCCAATTCTCGGCATATTTTTTCGGGTCTACTGGTCTATACTTGCTTCCTTTGCCTGCTTGACCATCAACCATCTTCTTCACACGAATTTGCTTCACCATCGAGAGTTTCAATCCACTCATTGGCAACACGAATATCTTCCATTACCTCATCACATTCACATTTGTTTGCGGGTGTGCAAGTACAAGATTCGTATAAAAGTTTTGCTTTGAGTCCACGAATCACTTGTTCATTTAGTTCCATAACATTCTCCTTATAATATAAATGTTCTATACTATTTATGCTCACTTTTAAACCTATCTTCTAAAAGTGATGTTAATTTAGTTTCAAAATCAGAATTATCATATGCTCCCCTACCTTTATTAACAAGTCTGGTAGTTAATGCAATGTTTTCTAGATGATACCCTTTGCTACTATCCAACCTATCTACAGAAGGTGCAAATGGAGAATGTGCTACGAACAAGTCTTCTACAGACATATCAACACCCAACCAATAACATTTTCCTTCTTGTTTTAACCATAGTTTTTTTAAATCATCTTTTTCTATTGTAATATCATGTCTTCTAGTACTTTGATTTCCTTTACGAAGTCTACCAGAGAGTTTTGGATTATTTTCAATTCTTGGTCCTGCCGCGCCGTGTTTAGAAGACATATTAGTATTGGTCCAAAGTCTTGTCCAATACTTTTTATATTTTTTATCTGTCACATATTTTGTATAATCATCCATGTTGTATTTCCTTTTCTATTAATTATACCACAACATAAAAAGAAGTCAAATAAAAAAGTCGGCTTTCCTTAAAGGAATAACCGACTAGTTTATCGTTCCTAGTGGCGGCCGACCACTCAAGTCCTAATGAATCTTACATCATCTTCACATCTTGGGATACCCAACCGATTTCGATGTCAATAAATGCCTTGTACTGGAAGGAACGGATGTTTACTTGGTGGTTCGGATACGGTTTGCTTTTTATCACCATCGTCCGATTAATCCCTCAGGCGCGCACTTGGGAAACTGTTCGTGCTTCTGCACCACCAAATTGTTTAAGAATCGGGGAAGGAGGTTTCCTTCATCCACTGTGGTGGCAATGGAAGTGTCTTCCGTCCACTTCCCCAATTCAATTTATCACACTCCGACAGGATTCTATTATACCTGCAACTTTCGAGGTCAACTAATATTGTTATTACTCTACTCGCACTGCTACTGTTAGAGTTACCCAACTAGAATCTATACCTCTCGGCCGTCTTCCACCCCACCACAGGGAGTCGCATACTTTAATCCGCATAACGAAAATTTGTTCAGTCACGGAGTTAGTGCAGGC